CGTGCTGGTCTGGGGGTTGTACGAGATGGAAAGTTCCGTCACGCCGGGGCCGATGATGTTGTAGCTGTCGGCGGTCTCCCTTGGCGTTGTGTTCATAAACATTTTGAACGCGCTTCTTTTTTCTGACATTTTCTTACCTTTCCGGATCGACCTGATAGGTCATCCTAAAGAATATTTGGTGGTCCTCCCAGCCGCCGTCCAAACGGGCGAACAATGCGGCTTGCGTGGCCTGTTCAAATTCCCGGACCTCCAGGCCCCCCCCGATATACGGCTTCTGCCCGCTGGCCCATTGGCCCAGGTTGTCCAGCAGCTCATCCGCGCTCAGGCGGGCGTCGGGGCTGTTGGGATTCGTCCGGTATATGATTTTAAATTGGTACTCCGCGATGTAAGAGCCGTCAATGAATTCCTCAACGATGTACGTGCTCTGCACCAGGGAAAGCGCCATACATGGCTTGTCCGCAGGCATGAATTCATAGTCGATCATCTGGATAGAGAGGGGAACATCCGGATTTTCGTTCAGCCAGCCGTTCAGCCAAATAATCAGGCTGCGGGATATGCTGCCCTCTTCCCTGGCGGATACGAACGAAATGCACTTATCTTCTGAACTCACGCTGTACTGCCCTCCCCGCTACGCGCCGCCACTTGTCCAGGTTCTGGGCTTTGGATGCTTCGAACCAGTGGGATTGGGCCTTTCCGTGGTTTGCTGGGCTGATACTAAGGTCGCGTCCTTTGGGGTCAATCACTTTTGACGCGCCTTTGCGTGCCCATGAACTTCCTGTCTTGGGGTCGATCATCAGTTTCCCGTAGTATAAGAACCTTGCATATGGACCAGGGTAGATGATAGTGTCTTCGTGTACGATCACCCTATTGTGCATCCCTGCCGGTGCCCCAGACGAAGGTGTGTATTGGTCTGTATCCTTTGCCATTTTGACTGCAAGGGTATTCTCCGCGCCCTCTCCAGCAAACCGCATCCTTTTGTCGATCTTCTCCAGATCCCTTGCAAACGCCTTCGCGTCCACTTTGAATTGAAATCCAGCCATCTCACACCCCTCCGACTTCCCAGTGCTGCATGTCCGGGCTGCCAAAGTCCAATGTGTCGATTTTGGTAATGTGGTACACATCGGGGAAATTGCCCTCGACAACATCCGCGACCAAATTTGGCTTCGTCCCCTCCGGCGGGAGGGCTTCCCCCTTCACAAAGAAGGTGTACCCATGCCCCACCAGCCCTTTTTCGCTGATTGTGAATGTCCAGTGATCTCCCTTTTTCTCCGAACGCCAGAAGTCGATAGACGGGAGGTAGGATTTTTCCTTTCCGGTCACGCCATCCACCGCTTCCACTGAAAACGGGACATACATGGTCACCGCGTCCGCGCTCTCCAGGCCGCTGGCCCGGACGTTGACGCCCTTTGAAGCATTGACAAGGACGCCGCGCAGAATTGTGATGTGGTTTGTCACAACAGATTTCATGGTATTGGGGTCTGTTTCGACCTCGATGTTATACACCGTCACCGTATGTGGGAACATGCTCCCGGCCCTGCTGGGTGTGTTCATGCGGCGTGGGACGTGCATTCTGCGTGGGACGCTCATCTTCTTCTACCTCCATTTTCTGTGTGTATACAAGAATAACTCCTCACTCTGAACACCGGCGCGAAGGCCGGGATATTTCCTAAGTACAGCCGCAGGGCGTCCCGCTTACGGCCTTCGAGGAAGGCCGTCTCCGCAGCGGAGAGGGAGGGGCTGCGGAAGCTCCGGGACCATCCCCCTACGGCTTCGCTGGAAACGGCCTGCTCTCCGCTGAAGGCTGCGGCGGTCATGACGGATTCATCCAGCAGCGTCTCCGCAACGGCGCAGGAAGCCTTTTTTACGGCGTCCAGCCGCCAGCCGTCCACTGTGTCGGAGACACCCTCCGTCGCCGCCCTGACGTAGTCTGAGCCACGCTCAGACAGTCTCGGGAAGTCCTCCACGGAAATGGAGCCGCCCAGGTATGTGTTCAAGTAAAAATCATAGTCGGCGTACATCCGGCGCTCCTCTTTTTCTTACTTTGCCGCGCGGGCTTTCTGGGCGGAGGGTTCCTCATCCTGGGCGGCGCGGGCGGCGGCCCCAACTACCTTAATCACCGCTACCTCGTCCATACGCTCAAAGGACGGCAAGACGATTTCAGATGCAAAGATATTGGTATTAACGGGGTGCTCCTCGATAATGCGGGTGATGGCAACACCGGTGTTGACAATCTCCACCTCTGCGGTGGGGCTGGCAATTAAGTCCGCTTCCTCCGGGGTGGTGCCATACCAGGTATTGCCAAGAGCGCCGGAGGGGATCAGCGCCACATAGCCGTCCGGCACGAAGGGGTGGGCCACGCCGTCCTCATCCTTGAACTGCTTGTCATAAACAGCGATTTGAAGACGGGAGGTGCCGCTGACCACGTTCTTGACCTCATCATTGGTCAGGTAGCTCAGTGTCAGGCCGCTGGTGGTCAGATACCGCCGCTTCACCGCTTCCGCCGCCGACATAAGGTTGAAAGTGTAGGTATTCATAATAGCAACCGTCAGGTCAGAGCCGGTCTTGCTCCGGATTTTGTCCTTTGCCGTCTTGAACACGGCGAAGGGGTCAGCCGTGGCGGATGCGCTCCACAGGTCAGCGCCGGACAGCTCGATGTAGTTGCCGGCCTTCCACGCACCGTTGGAATCGTAGTGGTAAACGTAAGATACGCCGTTTGCCTGGATGGCAATGCCCGCGTTTCCGTTCTCCGGAAACAGCAGTTGCATGATCATCCGTTCCGGGACCACGTTTGCGCCTGCGATCAGGTTGTTGGCGTCGTCAAACACCCGCTCGATAATGGCCTGGGCGTAGGGGTCATTGGAATCCTGGACGCGCAGCAATTCCTGCCGGTCTTTTTCCTTAATCTTGAACCCCTCGCGGAAGAAGGGCATTTCGGTCTCGACCTTGCTGAAGCCGATGCGGTCCCGGAAGGTGGCCTTCGCGTCAAAGGCGGAGGGCTTCAGGGACACGGGCAGGCCCTTGGAACCCTTGAGCCAGCTAAGATCAAGCCCTGCTTTCTTCCTGGCGGGGAACAGCCCGGCGCCCAGGTAAGGGATGCTGTTGGACGCCGCTTCGTTCCATTGGGCCGCGATGGCGTCTGGGGTAAAAAACGCTCTGATGTCCATGTAGTCCTCCTTACTTCGTATCGGCGGCGGTAACGCCGGTGTTGTCGCGGAGGATGATGCCAGGGACCGCCGTCTTCAGCGCGGCGGCGTCATAGGTCACACCAGCGTGGGTCTCCGCCTTCTTCTGGTCGATAGTGCCCCGGACCACCAGGGCGGCGTTGGGGTTATCCGCCGGGTCCACGTCATAGAGCAGGATGCCGTTTGCTGTGGCGGACGCGGCTTTTTTCCCCTGGACGGTCATAGGCGTACCCGCCTTGACGGGTTCGGTCTCAGTTACGGTAAACGGAATGGCGTCAAAGTCATCTGCCGCCAGGATTTCCGCCGTCCCCCCCACTTCTGTCATTTTGAATTTCATGGATTTACTCCTTTAAAGATAATTTTTCAGTACATCGCTGGCAGCCACGGAATTGGCTGCGCGGGCCGCGCCCAGCTCCTTTGCCAGGCGCACATTCTCCGGCACGTTTTCCGGCGGCGCGCCATGCCCCCCGCCGCCGCCGGAGCCGGTAAGGAACCGGGGCGGGGCCTTGTCCGGGGCGAAAGCGTCCGGGTCGGCTTCCCGCTGGGCCTTGATGAAATCGTCCAGACCGGCGAGCTCGCCGTCCTTCAGCTCCAGTTTCCGCTCCTTCAGCGCGGCGGCAAACGCCCGCTCCGCACTCTTGGAACTGAATTTCAAACCCTTACCAGCAATGGCCCTTCCGATGGCGTCGGAATAGTCCCGTTCCGCCAACTGGACGCGCAGGCCGCTGGTGTCCTGGTCGTATTTGGCTTGCAGTTCGGCGAGCTGCTGTTGGATGGCGGCGGCGTCGCCGTTGGACTTTTTCAGCGCGTCCAGCTCCGTTCCGGCGGCGGCAAGTTTTCCCTGTGCGTCCGCAAGTTCGGCTTTGGCGGCGGTGGTTTTGGCCTTTTCGCGCTCCACATCCTGTCCGTTCAGAGCAAAAATTTTGTTCGCCTGCTCTTCTGTTAATCCGATCTCTAATAGTTCTTCTTTTTTCATAATGCCCCTTTCCCGGCTAGGCTTTTTAGGTCGTTGCCATGACCTGCCGTCCCGCTGATTAGGCCTGCGAGAAGGCCGGATTGTATAAAACCGCTTTGTTTCGCGGGTTTTACCAAAAGGAAAAGCGTGGGTTTTTACCCATTTCTGGATGAATAACCACGCTCGGTTCTTCCCGCCACAACGCTTAGGGCGGGGAAACAATATTTATTTCACACGGAGGTGGGGGTATCGCGTTTCACGACCCCCCTACAGTGACGGGTCAAGGCATCGTTTGGATTTTTATATCCCAATGCCCTTGCAGAATACACGCCGCAAAACAGAGTTTTACCACCTTCTACGATGGTTCGGATTTTCCCAAACTTAGGGTACTCAAAAATTTTTAGCTCGTTCATTTGATAGGCAACCTATACATTATAATAATAAATATATCATAGGGGAAACGGCATGTAATTGGATTTTTGCCTAAGTAGGAATCTTGACTTCTTTCCGTTTTACAATGTTGACTTTTATTTCATCCTTGAGTTTGACAATTTCTACACGCTGTTCGGTCTTTAAAGCAACTGCCACAGCAATTTCTGCCGCCCTGACGGCCTTTTCATCCATTAAACAGCACCTCATTCCAAATAAGGTAGATCTGCCTGGATATCCACAGGGATATTACCATTCCATACAAATGAGTTTTCCATAACGTAGTGGTTGTAAGTAGATGCAGTTTTGTTTGCCCGCATTTTTGCTTGTTCCGCCCATGATTTCTTTTCTGTGTTTTCACTTTCCTTGTACTGTTTATAAGTTAAGGAATCTGCTTCATATGAAGAAATCATAGCCCTACAAGTATCCTCTACTTTTTTTAAAGTATTGTAATTAGTGCGGTCATCCACATGTTGTATTGAAGCCGTCCATGTATTCCAAAACGCACGGCCAACATGAGAAAATTTTACCCATGAAATACATACTAAAATAAATATAGCAATGCAAGCAACCGCAATTACATTTTTCTTTTCAGATTTATTCATTATTTTGTCTCCTGATATGAAACTACTGGAGAATCAACCTCAAATGGGATATCCGAATACAGGTATTCTCCTGTCCATTCTACATATTTTCCATCTGGTGTAAAAAAGAAAATACCAAAATCATTTTCACCATAAGAACCATCAATATCGGCAAGTTCTGTATTTACAATTACATTGCCACCGCCATACTCTCCTCTATCTTTATAAATAGTTTCAACAAAGTTTGGGCTTAGAAAACTGTTTAAGCTAGATACTTTTCCATCAACAACAAATCGTCCTACAGTAGCATTACCAGCGAACAAGATAATGTATCCAAGTGGTTTCTCAACTTCACATAATAGCGTATTTGCCTTTTCTCGCTGCCCATTAACCCAATAAGCACGTCTAATCAGGTTATACCTTTCCAATGAATAGTTGATATCAGTGGGTATTTTTTGCGAATAAGTTAGTTCTTCCGTTGTATTCTTTGTATCTTGAATATTTTGTTCTGTTGCATATTCTGTACTTAAAACATCACCGCTGCAACCAACAAGAAAATTCATAAGAAAAATTGAAAATAAAAACAAAATTGTATATCTTTTTTGCATTTTATTGTAGTTTAATTTCATATTGATCTCCTTCTTGTTCCTTACACAGAACACAAAATTTTTTGGATATCTGGACAATATTGCAGAAATTGTTGTTAGTCACTCTGTTATGCCGCCGATTTCACATTTTTTATTCCCCATAAACAACCTGCATCCTTTCCCGCTGCTCTGGCAGACCAGCCGCTTTACTGAACGCCGTATATTCCTGATGCAGCCGCTTTAACCGTATACTGGCGGCATCGGCATCCGCCGTCAGGCCTGCCGCTTTTGCACCCATTTGGCGGCGCTTGAGTTTTCGAATGGTTCGTTCAATTTGCCGCTGTTTTTGGGTAGCCTGGTAATCATCATACTCACGCCCCTCGAACTTGATTTTAGGACGGTTCTCCGGCTTCATGGCGTCTAACTCTTTATCGGTATATGTTCGCTCTGATATGCCCTCTATGTACGGCCAGAAAGAATGGCGCTAGCGGCAGTTAGCCCCTCCTATGCCAGTCACGGATCCGTAGCCGCAATTCTTTTTAAAATCGGGATAACTGTTCATGGAATCACCTTCTTTCAAATTTCCCCCTTGCAAAATGTTAAATAATCATGTATACTAAGTATAGGACAGTTGATGTCCGCATGAGCCTGAACCTCTGCCCAGACTGGCGGGGGGGCAGGCTCATTTCTTATATCTAAAAACTTTTGCATTTTCATCCGAGAGTATCACCACAATGTCAACAAAATCTGCGTTGCTATGGCGCATACGGCTGGCGATAATTGATTGAAGCTTTTCCAAATCAATCATCCTCCCTCTGTAATCAAGGAAAATTCCGCCAGGGTTTCTATTGATTTGCTTTAAACCGTGTCGTATTGCCGCATCGGCCGCTTTTTCCGTTGTCGCGGTTTTCAAGTCCCACAGCTTTCCGCGCCATATATAATCTGGTGTCTGCACCTTGTCCTTATTGACCTCATCCAGAAGATGAATATCACCACCAAACATCTTGTGTAGCCACTTGGAAAAGTTGACTTCCGCCTGATGGCGACTTTGGTCAAAGTCCGTATCGTATGTAATCGTCCCTTTCCCTGGTGTGGCAGTGTCCAGATATTCCTGTGTCACATCCATCGGTGTTAAGATGGTGCGTGGGGCTGGCTGAACAGGTGCGGGCGCTGCTGCCTGAATTGGAGCAGGCGGTGTTGGCGTTGGCTTTGGTGCCATCTGATGCTCCGGTTCCGCATACCCATCACCGTTCTTCCGCCAGCGGTACACCTTCCCCTGCCATTTCGCGTGGTTCTCCCAGCCCATCGGGCCATCGGTGTTCCGCGCTCCCAGGTGGGCCGTGACCTCCACCAAATCCGTCCCCAGGTAGTCCATAGACTGCTCTCGGTACTTCTGGTTGAGCTGGTTTACTCCCGTCATCACTGCCCGGCGTACGGCAACATCTAAGTGGTCAATATGGCCGCTTTCATATGCTACCCGGTTCTTAAGCGGATTTCCTTTCTTGTCGTAAGCAATGCACAGACCCCTGTCTGCGAGCTGCTTCACCTGCTCTGAAATGGCTTGCGTGTAGCTGATGGCGCCGGACTGGATTTGCATAGCGGCTGAATCAAGACAATGCTGGTAAATCTTTGCAGGCGGAAGCATGTTCAACCGTCCGCCCTGCACCACCAGAAATCCCATAGACCCAGTAATATTTTTATATGCCCCCCAGGTTTGCCGCCGGATAGCAGATATATCTGCGTCATCAATCAGGCGTTCCGGAGCTGTTACATGGGCCAGATCAATCATATCGGTATAGTATTTCTGGTTGCGGGATATCACATCATCCAGAAGCGTATTCAGCTTTTCTTCACCTGTGCTTGTTGCGTTTTGAATTGCTTTTTTGATTTCCGGGATCTCAATTCCATGTGACCGCAGGGCGCGGATGTCTTGCACCGTGACCTCGTTAAGGTTGTCCGCTATTTTAAGCCTGCTGCAAATCTCCTCTAAAAGTTTTAATTCAAGGTCTCGAAATAGTTCGGCAAGTTCTTCTGGGAGGGCATCCAAGATTGCTGGTGAGAAAGGATAGCGGGGCATTTACTCCACCTCTTCCTGTTCCTCATCCACCATATCCTCCATATCCGGCAGCATCTTCCGGGCGGTCTCCTCGTCCTCGCCGAAGTAGCGCATCCGGTACTCCACCGGCCCAATGATGCTGGCGTTCAGCAGGGACAGGCCCATCGCCATATCCTGCCGCTTGGATTCCGGGTCGTCCAGCACCCCGTCCCCCCAGTGGTAATCCACCTTGTATGTACCGGCTGGGGCCAGCTTTGCAAGGTCGCACAAGGCGCTCATAGCGTAAACCAAGCCGTCAAGGGAATCTTGCAGCGCCTTTTGAATGGATTTTTCTGTAACAAACTGCCGCTGCTTCGCGGAAATGATCTCTGTTGCGGTCTTTTCCACACTCTGCGGGTCGGATATGGAGCCGAAAGCTAAACCAACGTTGAACTCTATGCGCTGCAATATATGTTGAAATCCATTGTAAAGCGACTCATCGCGGATTTCGGGGTTGATAAACTGGAAAAAATTACTGTCGCTGAATGTCCCGTATTCGTAAATCTCATCGTCCGCCTGTGAAGAATCCATGACGGACCTGTCAATCATCATCCTGCGCTTTCCGGTCTTATGCTCCCTGATAAGCTGCCTCCATTGCTCGTCCGCCTGCCATATCAGGGATACCGTCGCCCCGGAATATACCGAAACGCCCAGCGGCGACGACATGTCGATATGATTGCCGGAGGGCGGTTTGAAATAAGCGAACAGCGGGCCGTCCAGAAACTCTATTTCTTTTCTTGGCTCCAGGTCCGCCCATTCCCTTACGGAAGCCAGCGGGACTTGATCGCCTATTCCCCCGTCCGCCCCGCTCTTAAAAGCCTTGTTCTCCACCACATAGACGCTGCCCCCGTCCTCACTGGTTTGGTAATCGTGGTATTCCAGCTTGACGAACCAACCCTTTCCCTGCCGGACCGGATTGCTTTCAAATACGCCGCCGACCGCTTTCCCAGCGCCATCGAACCGGGTGGGGGTGAATTTTGTGGTAAAAGCGTCCACAAGTATCCTTCCATTATCAGAATACGGCTTGAGCGCCACACCGCCCAGGCATAGGCCTAACTCAAGATAGATTGCCAATTTTGCCGCTGCGAGCTGCATCTGCTCGTTGATGTACTCCGCCCTGGCGCTGCCGGACACCGCCACGGAAAACTCCGCCAAAGCATGGCGGGCCAGCTCCATGCCGATAGACCGTGGTATATCTAAAGGCCGTAAGCACTCCGACTCCCAGGGGGGATGGTTCGTGTACATTTTCCACCAGAGGTTGATGTTGTCCCGCATCTTCTGCGAAGCGGCGGGGGGAACCCCAAACGCCTTCTCGATGGTTCCGGTTGGCGTGGCCACGCTATTCGATTTTCCGAAACCAAAGAAGTTTCGTACTTGGTCAATGAAACCCATATGTCACTCCCGCAAGTCTTTCCCACACATAGGGCAAAACTCAATGTTAAAAACTTGGTGATAGCCACTGTCAAAATAGATGTACATAAACCCACCATCAACGAAACCCTTCATCCCATATTTTTCGTATACTGGATTACTTTTTTCATCTGAAAAGTTTTTTGTTCAAACTCCGCCGCCCCGCACTTCCCGCTCCATGACAGTAGAACAGAAGTATCGGAGCTGGTCCATTCCGTGGTCGAATTCTTCGATTACGGCGTCCTCCGGTGCGTCGGTGTCCCAACGGTACTGCCCAAATTCAGAAAGAATTCCCACGCACCCCCGGCAGATCAGGACGCGCCCGGCCTTAAGAAGGGACGCTGTAAGCCGTATACCGTCCAGTACGCTGTTGTCTGCGTTCCAGACGGGAAAGCGCCCATGCCGCCGGATGGATTCCTTGAAACTGGCGGCGGACGGGTCTACGATGACGCGCTCGATTTTGCGTCCACCGGCCAGTTTCTCTATTGCTTCATAGTGTTCCTCATCCGTGCGGCGGGGGTTTTTGCTGTTTCCGTCCTCCGCACGGCTGTCGTAGTAGTACTCACTGGCCATGTAGGCCGTACCCTTCCACAGGCACCACAGGCCCGCCGCCGTTGGGTTGACGGTGCCGTAGTCCAGGGAGATGTACCATTTCCCCCGCTGGAGGGCCTGCCAGGGGATTTCCCCGATGGTCATGCTATCATTGAAGAAATCATAGACAAGTCCCTCGGCGACGCACCACATCCCCCGCACATACCGGTCATAGAACACGCCGGAGTACATGGACTGATACCGTGCCAGGGTCTTTCCGCTCAGGCTGGGGTTGTCTGTCATCTCGAAGTGCAGGTAAAGGGCGTTGTGCTCTTCCCGGCGGTCGATCCACTTTTTCTTGAACCAGTGGTTAGGGTTGCCGGGGTTGCAGGAAAACCAGAATCTTGCCCCATCCACGCTACACCGGGCCAATGCCTGGTTGACGAAGCTCTCCGGCATCAGTACCACCTCGTCCAGCAGCACCCCCGCCAGCGTCCGGCCCTGGATCAGGGCGTAGCTGCTCTCGTCCCGTCCGCCGAACACCTCGAAGTAATTCACAATGGGGCCCCGGCGCACCTCCAGAATCTTCTGCGAACGCCGCCAATGGAGCGTATATCGCTTTTTGGCGTAGTGCATGGAGATATACGGTATCACCATATTTTCCGTGGCACTGCCCACGGTCTTGCCGCAGATGCCGAACCGCTGGCTAGAAAACTCCCGCATGGCCCAGTCGATGAAGGCCACGACCTCGATGGAGGTCTTGCCAGAGCGGACCGCGCCGTCGCAGATCAGAGCATCGTAGGGGCTGTAGGGGAAGGCGAGGATTTTCTTTTGCTTTGCTGAAATCATGTGGTAACTTCAAATCTTATTTTCATTTGTGCCGGATAAAGGTCTACCTCTGGCCTGCGCTTCCCGGTCCACCGCAGTCCCCCAGCCCGTCCCACGCATTTCCATCCGGCAGCACGGAGGCTCGTCCCGTTCTCGCTCTCCAGGATGTAAGTCACCAGTTTTTTGTATCCCATGGCACGGGCCACCCTCCATGCGGCGGCGTATAACATGGAACAGGCGTTGTGGGTCCCGTCTGTGCAAAGCCGATTTACCTCCAATGTCCATCCATCGTCTAAATGGCGGGAAACAGGCCGCCCCACAATGGCAACGCCAACTATTTTCTCTCCATCGGAGCAACCGATGGAAAACTTGTGTCCCACAATAGGCCCATGGTGGCGGTGGTTTTGCTCCACAAAGGCATTTGCCTCTTTCAGCGTCATGGGAACAATTTCAAGCATCGCTCTCCAACCCCTCTCCCAATTCTCTCAGGCTCCGGCTCAGGTCGTCCTCGGTAGTTTCGTCCTTCGGGCCATCGTCTTTCGGTTCCCACGTACCAAGGTGTTTTCCCAGCAATTCCAAGGCTTTAATTTTATCAGCCATCTTGTATTTTTTGACAAAGCCGACGTAATCCCCATCGTTATCAGCTACGTCCTGTACATCCAGCCCCACAAGGGCGGCGGCGGCATCATCATCCAACATTGAGATATCCAGCGGCTTCCCGTTCTTGTCGAACATCTTGCGAATATCGAAAAAGGCCAGTTTCGCAGTTTCCCGCAAAACCATGTCCTGAGTAATTTCAGTCCTTTTTTCACGCTCCTGCATGGCCTGATTTATTGCAGTTTCAATCTGAGGTTTTCTAAGGTTTTCGTACCCAATAACCTCAGCTGTCTTTTTGCTATATCCAGCCCTGATCGCGGCGGCAGTGGCATTGAGGTCCACCAGGTATTCCGCCACAAATCGCTTCTGTTTCGGTGTTAATTTCATACCACCACCTCTCAGTCAAAAATGATCTGGAAATCCCCCCGCCGCTCTTCCCGCAGCCCGGGGCGGCTCACGCCGCCCATAGGCCGCAGGGAGGAAAGAAAGGAGGTTCGGCGCGCATGAAAGGAGCACCGCAGATATAGCATAACACAGATTTGGGCGGTCTGTCCCCCAATTGGGGGATGGCTAAAAATTTTTTTCGTTTCCAGCCAAGTAATCCAGCGTCACGTCAAAAAAATCAGCAATCTTTTGGGCGGTGTAAATGTCTGGTATTCTTTCCCCGCGCTCATATCGGGCAATCACGTTCTTGCTCAGCCCGCAGCACTCGCTAAGGGCCTTGCGGGCCATCCTCCGCCTCTCCCGCAGCATCCGCAGCCTTTGCGGGAAGTCACTTCCCATCCGTCGCCACCTCCCGCGTCCACCTGCCGCAGTGGACGAAATTCAAAATCATAAACTTCCCCCGGCACCTCCAGTTTCCGCAGTTGGAGCATTTGGGCAGTTACTCCCGTATTTCCTCCGCGCAAATGTAAATCCCCGGCAACTCCGCCCAAAACTTTTCGCAGATTTCCGATGCCACCTGGGCGTCGTCCTTCCAGAACCCCACGGCGGTCATGCAGTCCTTCAGCAGCTTGTTCAGGTTGTCGGTATCCGGCTTGGAGGTGCGGTACTCGCCGTCCTCATGCTCCCCCCTGGGGAAGCACCACTTCACCAACAGCCGCACAGCACCCTTCAGACGCTGCTCCGGCTTATGCCTGCCCAGGTGATCCGTCAGCTTTGACCGAGCCGCCACCACTTCCGGGGGATCGTAGCTTACCGGTTTACCGTTCACAACCCGCCATTTCTTTTCCTGATGGGTGGCGGTGGGCGGGAGCATCGGTATGAAAAACTCAATCCTCATGTGTCTTTACCTCGCTAAAGTATCGCTTATTTTTCTTCGCGGATGTACTGGGCGGGTGCTCCCTCCCGTGTGTGGGGGCAGCCTATGGCCCCCACACGTAAGGGTGGGCACCCGTACAGAGGGCTTGCCCGATGTAGTACTTATATACGTAGTATATAAAGGTCGCGGGCAGGCGCCCGCCCGGCTTTATTTTTAGGTGCCGGGCAAATGCCCGCCCGGCTTTATTTTTAGGTCGCGGGCAGGTGCCCGCCCGGCTTTATTTTTAGGTGCCGGGCAAATGCCCGCCCGGCTTTATTTTTAGGTCGCGGGCAGGTGCCTGCCCGGTTTTATTTTTAGGTGGCGGGAATGTTCCCGCAATCAATCTTTTTCAGGTGCCGGGCAAATCCTCCCCGAGTTTTTATCAATGATATAGCCAAAGCTTTTCATGGAATTTCGTACCGTTTTCTCCGCCGGATATTCTTCACCAGCCGCCACGGCGCTCTGCTTAATTTCCTCAAAAAGCTCCTTCACAGTGGGGTACATGTCATTGTGAGAGAACCGAAAACTTTCGATGGCGATGTTGTATTTGTTTTGCCTGGTTTCTCGTTTTTTCTCTGCCTGTTTCTTCCGAATCTCCCTACCCTTTTGCCAGATAGGTGCATCACCCTCCGGGTCGATATCCCCCAGGACGCCGCTCTCGTCATTACGGTGTACCGGAAAGTCGAACCACAGATTGACCGGGGGGAATTTCGGGAACTCCCGGAGCGTCCCGTCGATACGCCATGCTGTGCGGGCTTCTGCGGCTTTTTTGGCGGCTTCCACGGCGGCGATAGTGTCCCTGTACCCCTGCGGCCCTAAAGCGGCTTTTACGGCGGCCAGGGCGGCCTTTTCGCTGCATAGATCGTCCTGGCTGACTTCATCCAATTTCCCCGCCGCCCGGAGTGCCGACGTACAGGCCCGG